GTTAGTGTTGCGACATGAAAATAAGACTAACTTGGCGTTACAAAAAACGCACCGTCATTGTCTGCGTCGATGCGCTGGATTGTGCGTACCCAGAATTCCTTTTTTGCCTGCCGGTCTAAATCAGGATATTCCTTCAATTCCCGCCGTAATGTTTCAAGGTCAAATTCTTTTATAGGCTCCGGGTTTATTGCCGCGAGCTGCTGTTTCAATTCCGTATAGTCTTTTTTGTATTCTTCGATTTCAATCAAATCCGACAGATACAGGTCTTTCAGTTTTTGCATTTTCCGCTTGATTTGCTCCGCCGTTTTGGGCGGCTTTTTTTCTGCGGTTTTTGATTTGGAGTAATATTTTTTTGCGATCCCCTCAAATTCCCTCAGAAGGTAATCCTCAAGCACATCTTCTCGGATTCTGAGGATGTGCGGGCAGTCGGCTGGGTCAAGTGTGTGCGTTCTGCATCGGTAGTACTTGTACACCTGCTTTACAGTCTCCGGCTGCATATTTCTACCGCACTCCCGGCAACGGAGAATTCCGGTAAACAAATATATTCGATCCGCACTGGCGTTCCGCTGGCTTCGCCGTTCCAAGATTTTCCCAGCAAGGTCGAAGGTTTCTCGATCGACGAGTGCGGGCAATGCGTTTTCCACGCCGAACGCCTCACCTAAGTACAGGCGGCTTCTCAACGCATCCTTGTATTTGTTGTACGAGCGTTTGATCCCCCACTCTGTTGCCATATACCGCCTTAGTGCAAGGATGCTTTGCAGCCGTATAAAGGCTGGGAACATATCTCGCGCCGCGGCGGCGGTTTCTTCATCAATGGCGTAGCGCCGGTTCTTCACGCAGATTCCGATGGGAGTTTTCCCGTTGGTTGGCTGGCCCTTTGCCCTCTTGCCTTCGTTGATGGCCTTAATGCGCTCCGATGTACGGTCAGCTTCGTCCTGCGCTACCGACAACATAATATTGACCTTCAATCGCCCTGATGCAGTCCGCGTTTCGTAGTCCTCTCTGATGGCCTGCCAATCTACATGATTTTTGTCGAGAACCTCTTGCACGGCGTAGTACCCCGCCACATTCCGAAACCACCTATCCAGCTTGACAAAAAGGATGGTGTCGATTTTCCCGGCGCGGCAATCATCAAGCAGACGCAGCAAGGCCGGACGCTTTTTATACGGCTTTCTGGCGCTAATTCCGGCGTCCTCGTAAATGCCCACCACCTCCATGTTGTGTGCTGCGGCATAGTCCGTCAGGGCCTCCCGCTGGTCTGCCAGTGACAGTCCGTGCTTCGCCTGTTCTTCGGTCGATACCCTGATGTACAGTGCTACACGGATGCGTAGATTATTTGGTAGAGTGACCACTATTTTTTGGCACATGCTATCCCCTCCAGAAGCCCATTTGGATACAATTGAAATCAAGGTACAACGCATAGGATATGGAGAAAAACAATAAAACCAGCAAAGCGGCAATGATGCGGTTCCGGGTTTTCACGCCCTGCTCCATCATCGTAATGATCTGCCGTTTGCTGGACAAATGCTTTTCGAGGCCGACTTTCTCCGCCTGGAGGGTTTCTTCTGTTGCCGTATAGTGATCACCTATACCGAAAAATTCATCTAAGGAGATGCCTAAAACAGCGCAAATTGGCCCCACAGTGTTAATAGACGGTGCTTTGGATGAGTTAGCAAAGAAGTTGTTGACTGTGGACAGGGGCACATTAGATGCGTCGGCAATGTCCTGAGCCGTCATGTTGAGGGCGGCTCTTTTTTCGCGGCATAGGTCTTGGATCGTCAAAAAAATCGGCCTCCTGTATTAAGTTTGTAAGATATGGGCAGACGCAATCTCAAATCTGGTTCGGTAGTATACTGCCTGTTTCTAAGGTTCTGGCATTGCGCTGCCCAACCTATTTCTGCTATGGTTACATCACGGCAAGCCAATCCCCCCAAGGCTTGCCCTCCGGCCCCCGCCGTTTGTTGCAGAGGCGGCGGGGCCGGTTTTTTCACTTACTTTATTTCCCAAGAGTTTCCGCAATTCTGGCAAAGGCAAATCTTTTGATTTTTTACAACGGTCTTTTCGCCACCTTTGCTTTTCTTCCACACGAGATTAGACATGCCAAGGGTTGATACCGCCATCAAGCCGCGAGCAGCATTGTTGATATGGCCTCCGATACCGTTCCCGTGCTTTTTGGTTTTACTTGACACTTGCTCCATAGAGATTGTTACATTTTCACTTCCGCAATTAGGGCAAACCATAGCGAAGCTCCTTTCATTCTTTTATATGGGTATATGTAAATATTCAATATGCGCGGTCAACCGTCATGCCCCCATATCTTGCGGTTGCAAAATCATGGTGGTGTGCTATAATAAGCGAACAGACGTTCTGTTCACAAATGATGAACGGAGGATACATAGATGTTGGATTTACCGGCAAACTGTGATATAATGGCAACAGAACAGCTTGAAGAAATTCGCTACAAACTGATGCATGCCGTACTGCTTTTGCCGCAAGAGGAACAGGTAGAATTGCTGCGAATGATTAAAGGAGAAAACGATGGTGTATAATCAATTGTGGTATGAAAATCCCAACGTTCTTAAAGCCGTAAACGCGTGTCTCAACGTATTGGAAGCGTCTGGCATTTCGGCGGAATGCGCTACACTTGTTCCGGACTGTTTGGCGGAGGCTATTAAATGCAGCAACTATGAAACGCTAAAGCAAGGAGCATTCAAGAGCGCTCCCATTTCTGTAACCGCCAATAATGACGGCGGGTACAGTATTATGCCTGAAAGCCTGCAATGTATTGATTTACTATGGCCGAAGTGATGCCATTTGCCACCGTTTCAATTACCGATAGAGATATTGACTTTAAGGATTTTAAAACAGCGCTGGTTTTTGCCCAGCTTTCTTTTCCCTCGATGTTTGCGATAAAGTCATGGCCTTTTGGCGTGATGTGATAAATTGTATTCAAGTAAAAATATCCAAACATTTCGCTTGTTGCAAAGGAAAAATCTGTTTTTAAGTATCCGCTTTCTGAAAGCTGTACAACATGATATATGATCTCTTCTCTTGAATAGCTGCCAGAAAGCAAGCGCACCAAACAGGGAATGCTGACATAGCTAAATTTTCTTAGCCCATTTGGATTTTCAACCGCAGTTTCAACGGAAATACGATCTTCGACCAAAAGCATAATATCCCGCAAGCAATCTGGGTTCAGTTTCATTCCGTGCCCCTCTTGCTTTTCAGATACCCGATATACCGGCATACTTCCGCCAGTTCGGCGGGTGTCGCGTCCCGGATATAATCTAATATTTCCTGCGCTTCCGCGCTCACGCCCTCGATCTTCGGATCGGGGGTTTCTTTTATGCCCTCAGCCTCGACCAGTTTCCGCACCGTCTCAATATTCTCTAAGCACTTTGCGGTTGCTTCTGGGGTTTCCCCCTCGCGCAACAAAATTTCGTCGGGAGTAGCTTTAAGAAGCTGACATATCCGTGCGGCTTCTTCTGGGGATGGGAGATTTTTCCCACGCCTTACTTCACTTAACCACCTCTTGTGTTTCCCGATCATTTTCGAAAATGATGCTTCGCTCCAGCTTTTAGCCGAAACTTTTTCTGCTATCGAATCTACGTTTGGTTGGACTGTATCTCTTTTTGGCATATCTACTCCTGAATAAATCGTAATGCAGCAGCGTGTACGTCATGCTCAAATTTTTCGTTTTCAACAGATATCCGTCTATTCCGCTTGTGCTTGTTGTTCCTGATTACGTCAATTTTTCTTTTCTTTATTTTATTGATTCTCTCAGCGAAATACTTGCTGTTTAATCCACCACGGCGAATCGCCTTTTTTAACCAAAATATGGCGTTGTCAAATTCCCACTCTTGCTCGTATAACTTGGAAAACATATTGCATGTAAATGTAAAGTCTAACGATGCAAATTTATCTAAAACAGTAAATGGTATTTTTCCGATTGCTTCTTCAAACGCTCCGATTGCAGCAAGCCTAAAATCAGCTCCTTTGTTCGCAAACGCATAAGCAACCGCGAATTTATCAAAAGCCGATGCCGAATTTCTATATTTTGTTACGGCAATTTCAAAAAGTACGTATCGGGGCTTGTACTTTATTACATACGCCTCGTTCACAAGCCCAAGAGACTGAAATTCCGCAGGGTACTTTGTTTTAACGATAGACAGCACTTTCCTGACGACATCCGCTTCATGTTGCGAAAAACGAGTTAAATCATATTTGTAGTTCGCCGCAATAATGCTTTGTGATGAATTTTGTTCATACTGTTCTGGATAATAGGCATACGGGTTATTCGGCCCTTTAGGCCGCGCAAGAATTAAGTCAATGTCTAAAAGCATATCTACCAAAAAATAGATGTATTTTTGTGCAATTCCACAAAAACCAACAAAATGGTCGTGTTTGGCTTTACAACACACAAAATGTAAGCTATAATAATCTCGTGAGTTATCATAGAGACAACAAAAAACCAGACCCCCAAAGAAAAATCCTTTTTGCGGGTTCCATAGACGATATTTTGTTGGCTGACACTTACATGATAGCGGCGGCGGTTTCGTTTGTCAAGTGAAAACTCACATTGACTGCGGCAGAGATAAAAAACCGCCCCGAAGTCTCTGCAACAAACTTCGGAGCGGTTGGAAGCGAACTCGTTTGCTAAATGGAATACCCCTCTGCAACAGAGTACGCCATTTGGCGCGTAGTTTAACTCCCATGCTTACCATACCACATATTTCTGCCGCAGTCAATGATTTCTCACACCGAAAGGAGGGCACATGATTTGGCATTGAGAGAACTGCGAGAACGTTCCAGCCTGACCCGTGCACAGGTAGCGAAGAAACTGAATGTTGATTTGTCCTGTGTGACACATTGGGAACTGGGCGACTGGCGACCGGCACGTAAGTACCACAAGAAGCTGGCAAGGATGTACGGCGTGACGGTGAACGAACTGTTCGGATCCAGCAGTGAGCAATAACAGGAGGAAAAAGGAATGAAGGAAATTAAGGTACGGATCACATTTACGGAACCCATTCTTGGGACAAGCCCTGCAAACCCAGACGTATATCGGGAGTTTATCGGTTCCAAATCCCCGGATGCGTTAAACATTGAGGACGAAGTTGCCGCGCTGGGCGCTGATGCCGTGGCGGAAAAGGCCATGACGGTGTTTCCCCGGACGGAGGACGGTACCCCGTTCCTGTATGACTATCAGATCAAAGGCTTTTTCAAAGACACCTGCGGCGGCCTCCGCAAGGTCAAGGGCACGGCCAGTGAGAAGATCAAGGCCTACAAGAAGGAGATTGATAAGCTGATCTTCCCGGAGCCCCGCGTGATCCCGCTGGAGTTTGACGGCCCCGTTGGTGAGTGCCAGCGCCCCCTGAGAGCGCAGACGGCCCAGGGCGAGCGCATCAGCCTTGCCATGAGCGAAGAGATCCCCGCAGGCGCTACTTGCGAGTTTAGGGTGATCTGCCTCTGCGACGATCATGAGAAGGCTGTCCGGGAATGGCTGGACTATGGCCGGTACTCCGGCATTGGCCAGTGGCGTAACAGTGGGAAAGGCCGGATGGTATGGGACGAGCTGGACGCTGACGGGAATGTGATCGGTGGAAACAATGAGTACATTAAGGCAAAGAAATAGGTCCCTTTATTGGGCGTGGAAAGCCATGAAACAGCGAACACAGAATCCAAAATGCCATGCCTACAAGAACTACGGAGCAAGAGGAATCTCCGTATGTAAAGAGTGGCAAGATTTCGAACCGTTTTGTGAATGGGCGCTGAAAAATGAGTACCAGCAGGGACTTGATCTCGACCGAAGAGATAACGATGGAGATTATTGTCCCGGAAATTGCCGCTGGGTAACGCGCAAGGAAAACATAAATAACCGCCGGAAAACGTTGTTTCTCACCGTTAATGGTAAACGGCTCCCGTGTTCGGCGTGGGCAGATTTATCTGGCATCCCACATGGTTCCATTAAGATATGGGCCGAAACAAAAGGGCACCATTACGCGGAGGTTCGCATCAAAGATGCACTTACAAACGGATATATTCCAAAAGACTATGGAAACCAGCGCAAGACGGTTCTTCACGTTGAGAGTGGAATGGTTTTCCGCTCACTCAGAGATGCCGCAAAATATTTCCACATGAGTAGCGGTTCTCTTTCAAACTGCATCAACCATCGCGGAGGAAAGACCCGCAAGGGCCGGTTCACATGGGAGGAGATCCAGTAACGCAGCGCAACGGAAAGGCATGGTCCTGCGGGGATTTGCCACGGAATGGAAAGGCCACGGCTCGTTCCGCAAAGCAACGGGAGGGCTTAGAGGCGATAGGCGTCGCAAAGGAATAGACAGGTATTGAGCTGCAACGGCAATGCACAGATGCGCAAGGCAATGCAATGGAATGGTTCAGAACGGTACAGAATCGCAGCGGAATGGCGTAGCACAGCAATGCTTGACGTAGCAACGGAAATGCAGTGATTTGCTATGCAAAGGCAACGCACAGAGAAGCAACTCAGCGCAAAGCCAAGGAAGAGAAATGCAAGGAAAAGCGTAGGAAATGCTTAGATGAGAATGGCGGTGGAATAGCGAAGTGACGTATCGCTAAGAACAGCAACGGTATGGCAGAGAGACGCTGGGCAAGGCATAGCAATGGAATCGATGAGCGCGGCTAAGAAGCGTATGAAACGAAGTATAAAAAATGCCCCGTCCGGTGTTGCAGACCGGGCAGGGCGGCGGAACAAATCTTAGGCTCAGATATGTATCCTGTGGCTATTTTAGCACAGGGGAAAGGAAAAGGCAATGGCGAAGAAACGAAAAATCGAATACCGGGTGATCTGGGTGTCTCCGCCTGACCCGGTGAAGATCATGACGGAGTTCGGCAAGATCTGGTCGAGGGAGCATGGCCTTGAGTTTGACGGTGTTTACACCAAAGAGGGAGATATCAAGCAATGAGCTGGAACCTGTTTTTTATGAACCTGGGCGTGGCGTATGCGGCCACTTGGGTATTCAAAATCGTGGACTTGATCGAGAGAGGGGACCCGCATGAGAAAGCATGAACGGCGCACCAGAGAGCAGCGGAAGGCGGATGCCTCCGCATGGATGGGCTTTATGAGTTTTCTGGCCCTGCTGCTGATTACCATTGCGTATATGGTGGTGAGCGCGCGATGAACAGAAAGAATCGGCATGAGCGCAATCCGCTGAGCCTCTGCCCGGTATGCGGGATGGACAGCGGTGAGCGGGTGCAGTCCACGGACGCGCCGTTTAAGCACTATGTACGGTGTTCCACCTGCGGCGCTATCACAGCTGGCTATGCCAAACAATCCAACGCCACGAAAGCGTGGAAGAGAGGGGATGCGTGGAAATGAAGATCTATCCGGTGTGCGCGAGACGCTCCATCGTCATGAACCCCAATGCGTTTGACGATGTGGCTCCGGGGTTTTTGATCAACGGCGAGTGCTGCTGCCCGGAGTGCGCGAAGGATTGGCTCAAGGATGAGGTTGACAGCGATCCGGAAGCCGTGGCGCGGGCTATGGGGATTGCGATCATCGAAATCCCGGAGGACTGATATGAACCAGTGTGAGCGGATCTTGAAGTATCTGGATGAACACGGCAGTATCACACGGGCCGAGGCCATGAGCGAGTGCGGCATTGCCAATTTCACGGCGCGGGTCTCTGACTTGCGGCGGGACGGCGTGGCGCTGGACGTGGAGACGGTCACACAGAAGAACCGCTACGGCGAGACCGTGCGGTTTGCGAGATATAGGAGAAAAGAATGAACCTTTACGAAATTGACGCGGCCATTACGGCCCTGGTAGACCCGGAGACAGGCGAGGTCAGCGACTTTGACGCATTTGATCGGCTGAGCATGGCGCGGGATCAGAAGATCGAGAACATCGCGCTATATTACAAGAATCTGGTGGCAGATGCCGCTGCCTACAAGGCTGAGAAGCTCGCCTTTGCCGAACGGCAGAAGGCGGCGGAGAACAAGGCCCAGCGCCTCAAGGACTATCTGGCGTATGCCTTGCAGGGGCAGAAATTTGAATCCCCCCGTTGCGCGGTGAACTTCCGCAAGACTACCAGCGTGAATGTGGCTGACCCTGACACTGTTCTGGCATGGCTGCAGGACCACGCACATGAGGACTGCATCCAGTATGCAGAGCCGACCATCAGCAAAGCGGAGCTTGCCAAGATCCTGAAAACAGAAGCCGTCCCCGGTGCGGAGCTGGTGGATGGTTATAGCGTGGGGGTGAAGTGATGAACATCTTTGAAAGCATTACCGCGATCATGCAGGAGATCCCGGCGATTGGGAAGGAAAAGAAGAACCAGCAGCAGGGCTTTAAATATCGCGGCATCGATGATGTGATGAACGCCCTGCAGCCGATCCTTTCCAAGTACAAGGTATTCGTTGTGCCGGAGGTAATCGATCAGTCACGGGAGGAGCGTGTGACCAACAAGGGCGGTACGATTCTGTATTCCATGCTGAAAATCAAATACACGTTCTACGCAGAAGACGGTAGCAATGTTTCGGCGGTGGTGATCGGCGAGGGCATGGACAGCGGAGACAAGGCCAGCAACAAGGCGATGGCGATTGCCATGAAGTATGCGTTCTTCCAGGTATTCTGTATCCCCACTGAGGAAATGAAGGACCCGGACGCGGAAACGCCGGAGCCGAGCAGACCGAAGGAACCGGCGATCCCAACGCGGCAGAAGAAGGGGTACAGACTTCCCCCGCAGGGCGATGCCACCGTTATCTGTGAGCGCTGCGGCGGTCAGGTGATGGATTACTTTGACGGCAGAGCAATGGTGAAGGCGGCACGTCTGGCGGCGAGAGCGAAACAGCTGTACGGCCATGCGCTGTGCGAGAAGTGCGTAGCGGATGCCAAGGAGGCCAACGATGCAGCGGGTTAACGCTACATCGTTCCGCTGGACGATGGATGCAGCCGGAGACTGGCTATGCATACAGACCAACAATGCACGACAGGTGCTTGACAGCCTGAAAGAGGGCAAGCCATATGACGTGGAGATCAAGGAACACCGGGAGAAGCGGAGCCTCGACGCGAATGCGTACTTCTGGGTTCTGGTTGACCGGCTGGCTGAAAAGCTGCGGATTCCCAAAACGGAAATCTACCGACGGTATATCCGAGAGATAGGCGGGAACCATGAAATGGTCTGCGTGATCGATTCAGCCGTGGAAAAGCTGCGGAACGGGTGGGAACACAATGGGCTGGGCTGGCAGACGGATACCATGGCAAGCAGGATCCCCGGCTGCACCAACGTGATTTTGTATTACGGCTCCAGCACCTACAACACCCGGCAAATGTCACATTTGATCGATATGGCGGTGCAGGACTGCCAGGAGCAAGACATTGAGACCCTGCCTCCGGACAAGCTGGCAGGGATGATGGAGGAATGGGGATGCACAAAATGACAAAGGCCACGTCCATTCCGCAATCCGTGAAAGTTGTGGTATGGGCGCGGGACAATCACCAGTGCGTGATCTGCGGGTCTCCCGCAGGTGCGCCGGTGGCCCATGTGGTACGGCGTTCGCAGGGCGGCAGAGGAATTGAACAGAACATCGCAACCCTCTGCCCCCGCTGCCACCGCCTATTTGACGAGGGGCCATTACGAGACCGCGAGCGCATCTACGTGCGGCTGGTGGCGCACATGAAAGCATTTTACCCGGATTGGAACCGGGAGGACATGATTTACAGAAAGGGAGCTATTTCATGCTGAACAGAATTATTGTGATGGGCCGGATGACCCGTGACCCTGAATTGCGCCGCACCAACAGCGGCAACGCTGTAACCTCCTTCGCCGTGGCGGTGGATCGGGACTTCAAAACTCAGTCTGGTGAGAAGGAAACGGATTTCATCGATGTGGTGGCATGGCGCAACACCGCCGAATTTGTGAGCAAGTATTTCTCTAAGGGCCGCATGGCCGTTGTGGAGGGCCGCTTGCAGCTTCGTGACTGGACTGACAAGGACGGCAACAAGCGCCGCACCGCTGAGATTGTGGCCGACAGCGTGTACTTTAGCGATTCCAAGCGGGATGGTGGGGGCACGGTGCAGAGCGAACCGCAGGGCGGTTTCAGTGAGATCGAGGATGATGGCGACCTTCCGTTCTAAGGCGGTGGGTATATGCCGAACAGGATCATCAAGGATAGCATCAGGACGAGCAAAAGCATCAACGCAATGTCGGATTTCCAATTCCGATTGTGGGCGTACCTGATCACCTATGTTGATGATTATGGGCGCGGCAGCGCAGACCCGGAATTGCTCAAAGGCTTTGTATTCCCCCGCAGAAAAGGTGTGACTGAGGGAACGATCAGTAAGACGCTTGCAGAATTGGCGACCATAGGCTCTGTGATCCTCTATGAAGTTGACGGAGAACCGTACCTATGTTTTCCAAACTGGAGCGAACACCAGAAGGTGAGGAACAAAGTAAGCAAATTCCCGGCACCTGCTGACGGATTGATTACATCTGAAATCAATTGCAATCAATTGCAAGCAGGTGAAAGCAAATGCGCCCGTAATCCAATCCAGAATCCAGAATCCAGAATCCAGAATCCAGAAGAAGTAGGCGGCGAGCCGCAAACGGCATCCCCGCCGGTGGTTTCCATCCCCCTCAATGACGGCACTGAATATCCGGTGTCTCAGGCGCAATGCCAGGAATGGGCGGGTGTGTACCCTGCTGTCGATGTGATACAGCAGTTGCGGGAGATGCGGGAATGGTGCCTGAATAACCCGGCGAAGCGGAAAACGGCGCGTGGTGTGCGCGGATTCATTACCCGCTGGTTGGCGAAAGAACAAGATCGCGGTTGCCGCAAGGGCGCAAAAGGCCCCGGCAGCAAATGCGAGGACGCTTGGGGGTATGTGTGATGGCGGGAGATTTTAAGCTGGCCGAGCTGATGCGCCCATGCCGGAGATGGAAGGCGGCAAGGACGCCGGAGGTGACGTACCAGTCTCAGCAGCTTTGTTGGAACTGCGCCAATGTATACGGCGGTTGCGAGTGGTCGGCGCGGTTTGAACCGGTTCCGGGATGGGATGCAATTCCAACAACACGGACGGTCAGCGGGAAGTTTGTAGAGAAATCTTTCAGCGTCCGTGCCTGCCCAAAATTCAGGAGGGGATGATTGAAAAATGTTTGGAAATAAGCGCTTGAAAGCAGAAATAGTCCGGCTGAGTTATCGCGTGGCAGAGCTGGAAGAGCGGCTTTGCCCATGCGAGCAGCATGACTGGAAACGCACCGGCGTTGATTACAGCTACGATGGAACAGGCGGCTGCGATGCCATGTATAACTACAAGTGCGCAAGGTGCGGCAAAAAAATGCGCTCCTTCCAGCCGTACCTGGAATTGGATTTGGATGGTGATCTGGGAAATGATGCGGATCGTGGTTGATATTTACGGCGAGGATACGCAGGGAACGAAGGAGGCGGTAGCTATGCTGCTGGAGCCTCTGGGCCGTGTCCGGGTGGTGCAGATCATTGTTGACGGCAAGGAGGAAAAGCGGTGAACGTAGTCTATAACATGGACTGCATGGAGTATATGCGGACGCTGCATGACAAGGCGTTTGATCTGGCTGTGGTAGACCCTCCTTATGGAATCGGAGAAGATGGCGGTAAGGACCGGAGCCGCTATGTAGCACAGAAGAATGGAGCACGGATTTACGTCAAGGATGGCGGCTACGAAAAGACCGGCTTTGACCGTTTCCCTGCGGATGAGCGGTACTTTGCGGAGCTTTTCCGAGTCAGCAAAAATCAGATCATTTGGGGGGCGAATTATTTTGTTCTCCCTCGTGGCGGAGCAATCGTGTGGGACAAGTGCAATGACGGAGCCGACCAGTCCGGGGCTGAGATCGCGTTCAACTCTTTGAACCTTCGGACTGATATATTCCGGTTTATGTGGCGCGGAATGATGCAGGGGAAGAGCATCGCAGAGGGGACAGTTCAGCAGGGGAACAAGGCGCTTAATGAGAAGCGCATCCACCCGACGCAGAAGCCGGTGGCGCTATACACATGGATCTTGCAGAAGTACGCCAAACCGGGAGACAAGATATTGGACACCCACTTAGGCAGCGGCAGCAGCCGCATAGCCGCCTATGATCTTGGCTTTGAGTTTGTTGGGTGTGAGATCGACCCTCACTATTTTCAGGCGCAGGAAAAGCGCTTTGCAGAACACACGGCGCAGATCAGTTTGTTTACGGGAGGATTAAACAATGAAATATGAATTTCGTATCGGAGACTACGCTGAGACCAAGGATGGCAACCGGGGATATGTCATCAAGAGTGATCTTTTGTGCTACCAAGATATTGTGACGGGGTACATAATTACCGTGAAATTCAGCAATGAGGAAACCATGACGTATGAGTTTACAACCAACGAGGCGCACCGGCAGTTCAATCGCATTGGGCGTTATGACCTTACAGAGAAAGAAAAGAGTAAGATTGAACCATTCCAAGTCAATCCGGCACTTACTGAGTATGCGTCAATTTTTGCAATGAGCGATAAAATCAACGAGCTTGTTGAGGCTGTAAATGTGCTGTTGAATGCAAGGGAAAAGAGGTAAAAACATGGCAGATGTGAGCGCCAGTAGAATTGTAGGGGGGAACAGCGCCTATGGGCGGAGTCAGTCGGACTTCTATCCCCCGCCGCCAGCAGTATTGCGTGGGAATTGCCCCGGCGTTGGATGTTGCACGGAGTGCCGGAAGAAATTCTGGCTTGGGGAGGTGGAGGAATGATCCACTTAGGCGACATAACGAAAATCAACGGAGCGGAGGCTCCTGTTGTGGACGTGGTGATCGGTGGCAGCCCGTGCCAGGACCTTTCTATTGCCGGGAAGCGGGCGGGGCTGGCCGGGGCGCGTTCCGGCCTATACATGGAACAGATCAGGATCGTGAAGGAGATGAGAGAACATGACATGGCAAGCGGGCGAACAGGTGAGTTTCTGCGACCTCGGTATATGGTCTGGGAAAACGTCCCCGGAGCCTTCTCGAGCAACGGCGGAAAAGACTTTGCGGCCGTCCTCGAAGAAGCCATCCGGGTCGCAGAACCGGAAGCCCCCGATATTGAAGTGCCTGAAAAAGGTTGGAACACCTGGGGGGGATACCACGATGAAATGGGAGGACGATGGAGCGTTGCGTGGCGAGTGCTCGATGCGCAACACTGGGGAGTCCCCCAACGTCGCCGTAGAATCGCGCTTGTCGCAGATTTTGGAGGCGACACCGCATGGGAAATATTGTTTGAGCGGCAAAGCATGTCAGGGTATCCTGCGGAGAGCGGAGCGGCGTGGGAAGGACCTGCCTCCGGTGCTGAAAGCGGTTCTGCTTACGCAGTCCGAATCCGGGGAGGATTCGACGGAGGCGGAAAAGGAGCCTTAGTCCAGACGGAGAAAAGCGGGACGATTAAGGCAGGGAATGATCAGACGATTTTCTGCCTTCAAGGAAACGCAATCGACCGGGCTGATACCGTAGAATGTAACGGGAAGGGCTGGAAAGAAGATGTCTACTATACGTTGAACACTATTGACCGTCCGGCGGTCTGCGCTGGTCCGGACTGTCTTACTCCGTGGGATTGCCAGAGCAAGCGGGTATACAGCGAAGCCGGTGTGATGCCAACGTTGCAAGCCGGAGAAAACAGCGGCCAGAATCAGGAAGCCGTACTGTGTGCCGGGTTTAAGCTGGGGAACAGTGAACAGGCCAGGAGCATCGGATACGCCGAGGAACAGGCCCCTACGCTGAACGCAGAGTGTGGGGGGAACAAACCGGCGGTGCTGTGCCTGAACGATCAAGGCGGTAGCATGATGGGCGTGAGCCATGATGTTTCCGGGATGCTGAGAGCACAGGAGCATGGGCACCAACCGGCAGTAATCGCTTTTGCGCAAAATCAGTGCGAAGAGGTTCGCGACGTGGGGGGTAAGGCAGTGTCACTTGCTGCGGAGGCCGGTATGCACTGCCAGACGTTTGTGGCGCTGGATATGTCTCACGCCTGCGACGTCATCCGGGACTGCGGCGAGGTAGCGCCCAGTCTGCAAGCCCGGATGGGAACCGGCGGCAAGCAGATTCCGCTGACGTACCAGAAAACAACCGGAACTTTATCGCCCGGAGCGCATCCGGGGAGCTACAACGGGCAGGATGCTTACAACGATATGCTGGTATGCGGAGCGGCTGTACCGGATATTGCACACACGCTAAAGGCAAAAGCAAACTGCGATTTCAGGGAAGATTCGGAAACATACCCGGTGCAGAATCGAGTGGTTCGCCGTCTCACACCGCTGGAATGCGAACGCTTACAGGGGTTCCCGGACGGATGGACAGATATTGGAGATTGGGTTAAAACAGATAAACGCGGGCGCAAAATAAAAGTGAAAGGAAGTGCGGACAGCCCCCGGTATAAGGCACTGGGAAACTCCATCGCCCTGCCGCCGTGGAAATGGCTGTTGAAACGGCTGTGCGGAAACTACGAGCGAAATGCGACTATGGCAAGTTTGTTTGATGGTATCGGCGGGTTTCCGCTGATCTGGGAGCAGCTGAACGGCTACGGAACGTGCCTATGGGCCAGCGAGATTGAAGAGTTCCCAATCGCCGTGACCAAACGGCGGTTCGGCACGTTAGAGGAACCGGGAGACATGGGACGGTTTTTGTTCCCATGCGGAGAAAGGGAGGAATCGTGAGCGATTTGGAGCAGACCGCAATCGAGCGACTGAAAGCGGCATCGGATATGAGCTTACGGCTTTTTGAGCAGCCGTTAGTGATCACCTACTCCGGGGGGAAGGACAGCGATGTGATGCTGCATCTGGCGGAGAAAAGCGGCATTCCGTTTGAAGCCATGCACTCCCTCACCACGGCGGATGCGCCGGAGACGGTGCGCCATGTGTACGATACGTTTTATCGACTGGAATGCAAGGGCATCAAGTGCGACGTGGACAAGCACGTCCAGCCGGACGGCTCCCGTATGACCATGTGGAAACTGATTCAAAAGAAGCTCATGCCGCCCACACGCCGGATGCGGTACTGTTGCTCTGCTCTTAAAGAGGGGGGAGGAAAGAATCGGTTTATCGCTACGGGTGTTCGCTGGGCGGAATCCACGGCCAGAAAACGCCGCGGCGGCTTAGAGGTATTAACGTCTAAGCCACAAAACAAATTGATCCTATCAAACGATAATGACGAGGATCGCCGATTATTTGAAACGTGCCAGCTCAAGGGGAAACGAGTAGTAAACCCCATTGTGGACTGGCAAACGGCAGATATTTGGGATTACGTCGGCGCAGAAAAAATACCCATGAATCCGCTGTACTGCGAGGGATTCTGCCGGGTTGGCTGCATTGGCTGTTTTATGGCATCCAAAACCAGAATCATGGAATTTGCCCGCTACCCAGAGATCAAGGCAGCGTGGATACGTTCGTTTGACAAAATGGTGATCATACGGATCGAACGGGGCATGGAAGCATACTCTTGGCGCTCCGGCGTGGATGTATTTCATTGGTGGATGGAGGACGGCGTTTTGCCGGGGCAGGAAGTTCTTGGAGGGTTTGAGGAATGACAAACTTTGAGTTTTACACGAAAAACGCAGCCAGATTGGGGGAGCTGATCGAAAAAGCCGTGGATGACGCGCTGGAAGCAAAGGGCTGCTCACTTGATCTGAAATACCCAGAGAAGCTATCCAATGCCGATGATGCCCGCATGGTGACGTGGGCAAGCTGGCTGAATGAAGAAATGTGAGGATGAACTATGAGAGATACAAACCTCGTAAATGCGCTGCGTGAGCATGCGGAATGGGCGCGAGAAAATGAGTGGGAAACGCCGATCACACTGGGCGACGATCTGACCGAAGCCGCTGACCGGCTGGAGAATCAAAACGCACACATCGCGGTGCTCCAGAAGGAAATTGAAAAGCTGCGGGGGCAGAACGAGCAACTCCGGGAAGCGGCTGAGCTGGTGGCCAAGGAGAGCGCGGAACTGCTTGAACGGCGGTGGATCCCGGTTGAGGAGCGGCTGCCGGAAAATGGAGTGCCGGTCCTTATTAACTACATTGCCAGTGATGGTGGGAAATACAACCCGGACGGAACTGCTGTGTGGACAGATTACGGCTGTTTTTGGTGGGAGGGCAGTCTGGAAGATTGTGATACAGAGGTCGCCGTGCCGATTACCCACTGGATGCCGCTGCCGGAACCGCCGGAGGAGGTAAGAAGATGGAACGACTGACAAATAAACGCGAAGCTGACGCGCAACGAAAAGAGTACGAGCGCCGCCTTGCAAACGGGTATCCGAGGAATATCCCAGAGGAGCGGTTTCTGCGCCTTGCCGCCTATGAGGACACGCACATGATGCCATCCGATGTAACCTCGATGCGCATGGATATGGCTATCATTGCGGCGCTGTTCAACAGCATCGATGTGGACAGGATGAAAGAGCTGGCCGAGGCCGACAGGGCTGGTCGGCTGGTGGTGCGGCCGTGCAATGTGGGCGATACGTTATTCAGAGTGTTCGCCGGAGAAATCTTAGAGCACAAAGTCAGCAACATGAGATACCTCGCAATACAGGGACGGTGGGACATTGATACAACCCCGTTCTGCTCATACGTAGAAAGTTCCATAGGGAAAACGATTTTCTTAACACACGAGCAGGCGGAGAAAGCATTGGAGGCGATGAAGGATGAGTAAAGCCGTACTTATCAGCATCCGCCCCAAGTGGGTGGAGAAGATCGCCAACGGCGAAAAGACGATTGAGGTGCGCAAGACGAGGCCAAAGCTGGATACGCCGTTTAAGTGCTATATCTACTGCACAAGAGACAAGCACCTTGCGTTTATGCAGAATCAGACAGGCACAAACCTGATTGCCTGCATGGATGTGGATGCGGCAATCCCGGTGGGCGGTGCCATAGGAAACGGCAAGGTCATCGGGGAGCTTACCTGTGACCGAATTTATGAGCTTGCGCCCCTTAACCATGCGCCGGATGACGTAGAACAGCAATCCTGCCTGACACGGGAAGAAATTGTGAACTACCTAAAGGGAACTGGCTACGGCTGGCATATCTCCGACCTTGTAATCTACGATACACCGCACGATCTGGGCGAGTTCGAACGCCCTCATGAATGCAATGAATGCGACGAAAAATGGGCGAGTGAATGTAACACCTGCTATGAAAAAAACAAAATCAAGCGCCCGCCCCAAAGCTGGTGCTATGTGGAGGCGATGAAGAATGGCTGACCTAAAATCGTGCCCGTTTTGTGGATATAAGGGCGTTATGCAGAGAAACGGTCACTGCTATCGAGCATGTTGCCCAAATAGAGACTGTCCAATCGAACCGAGAACACATTGGTTTTTGAATCATCTATTAGCAATCGAAGCATGGAACAGGAGGGCTGACAATGGCTGACCAAATGCAGTTATATGACACATCGGAGAAACAATCAAGTAACAACACAGGTAAAGCTAAACGGAAGTGGGAAAATGGTTTCCAGAGATGGAGCAACCGGCACAGTGCAGATGGTGGTAGCTCTTTTGGGTGCTGTGGATTCGGCAGTATGTGTGACTATTGTGAGGATAATTCGTATGGATGCCCGTGTGTCAGGTCGCTGAACGCCATGATCCGCGAAAAGCGTCTGAAAATCGATTACGAAAAGACTGGTTATGAAGAAGTATGGGAGGGGATTTTTGACGATGGCTGAATACATTAAGCGGGAAGCAACGATTAAGGCGATTGTTGACAGCAGAAACAGGTATTATAACAGTGCGAGCAACCAATATTTAGTCGGGCGTTGTGATGGCTTGGATATTGCGGCCGGACTGCTTCGCGTGGCCCCCGCCGCCGACGTGGCCCCGGTGGTGCATGGGCGGTGGATACATAGCCGATACGAGGACTGTTCTGAACAGTTTGAGCTTGTGAAGTGCTCCCAATGTAATCATGAGGCGTATGCGATGGCCATCTATGTTCACGACGGCAATTACTGCCCCAACTGCGGGGCCAAGATGGACGGAGGTGACAGCGATGCGAAATCCGTGTAAGGACTGCATTTATTACCACAAAAAGAATAAAACTTGTCAGTCAAAGAAATGCGCCACTGGTAGAAATGGAAAAGTGTCTTGGATTGATAGATTGTTTTGTTCTCCATGCAAGAAGATGGACGGCGAGAGAAAGGACGGCGGGGATGGCTAAACAATCCGGGTATTTGCAGCGGCGGGAGGCGGAGCTGGATGCCACCTTCAACGCCGGGGCGGCGATGGCGATGCAATTCGCCATGGACACGCTCCAGATGGCCCTCCACCAGACGGAGGGCTGGGGCTACGATCGGATCATGCGGATCACCCATAACGGGGTTGCCGTTCAGCGGGAGTACAAACCGGCGCTGGACTGCCGGAACCCGGAGGCGGACGTCCGACGGGTGCACATGGACAGGGTGCTGGCGCAGATCATCAACGGGAAGGCGGAGCTGATCCCCTTTGAATCCAGATACCCGGAAATCAAAAAGATCAAATATAGGAGGTAAGAAAATGTATAATTCAAACAATGGGAACGTGGGCGTTGCGCCAACTTGCAACTCGGCCTATGAGCCGAATTGTGTGAAGGAACCCCGATTAGTTGGGATGAACGAATCACTTTTAGTCCTGCAGGACCGTAATAAAAAAATGCGTGAGCTAATCTGTGAAATTCGAAGTGGGCTGTTTGGCCTTAACCAGCCGGAATGGAACACGCCTGAATGCAATTGCGCTCAAGATGTTACGAATGATTGCAATGCGATTTCCACGCAAAGCATTGAACTTCTAATGGACATCCTGCGAGGGCTAAACGGTGATTGATGGGAGGTAACTATGCAGAAGGAAGATATATCGCTCCTGCGCATCTACGCGAAGAATGATATGAATTGCGTGAAAACCGCAAAGGAGATGAATATCCATCAAAGCAGCGTGATCTATCGGTTTGGGAAGATCAAGACAGAAACCGGGCTGGATGCGCGGAAGTTCTGGGACTTGGTGAAGCTGCTGGAAATGGAGGAGTCATGAAACTTGGACAGGTGGTTCGGGCCAGATTCAAGTCCATACCGTCGCAGCTGGAACGGCAGCACCTGACGTATGAGCAACTGTATCCGTTCCGGCGTGGAGAGGTAATTTACATCCACCCAAAGGGCCGATTTGTCAGTGTGCGGACAGAAACGGCGGGCGGCCCCGTGGTAGAGAATTTCCGGCTATGTGAGGTGGTTATGTGAGTACATTCCCGGAACGGCTGCAGCGGCTTCGAGAAAGCAGGCACCCGGTTGTCAGCCGGTATGTAGCATCCGAACTGATGGGGCTGAGCCGGGATGCATTGAGACGGTACGAGCAAGGCACGCGAGAACCGGGGCTGTCGGAGCTGAAACAGATCGCTGAGTATTACAACGTCAGCCTTGACCAGCTCTGCTGGGACGAGGGTGAGCGAAACACTTAATTGTACAGAAAATAAATATTTCAAATTCCTCCATTTGGAGGAATGTTGACGAACAGATGTGCGAGAATGAGGGTGCGGGGTTATATCCGTATCCTCATTCTTTCCATCCCTTCTTTCCTCCTGACCCCGGCGGACGCCGGGGGTATGCAGGCGTAGCTCAGTCGGTAGAGCACCGGACTTCGTGAGCCGGTATGTCGTGGGTCCGAGCCCCACCGCCTGTGCCAGAGGCTGGGTAGCACCCGGACAATGTGAGACCGTTCGTCGTGGCTCACATGGAAATGACAATGCCTGCTGAAAACTGCGCTTGTCTTGATGCGTCAAGACCGGTTTGACCAGACGGAATAGGGGCTGCGACTTTTCGGAGCGTAGTTGCCGGTAGCGTGTGACAATCTAAGCGGGAAGACGGACAATATGCGGCATAGGTGCCCCGTAAGGGGAGACCACAGCGAGTGACGGGGACTTTCCCCGAAGCGCTAAAGCAGGGCAGGACTGCAATACCGTACCATCCCGGCCAGCGGGCGAGGAAGCGTAAAAAGCTAAGTATTAGGCGGCTGGTATAATTGCCAAGTTCCTGATGGCTGGTAGGAAGGCGCAGCGCAGCCGGGAGCCGATAAAAAAAGATCTTGCGTACCATGTTTGAATCGGGGAGATCCGGACACGCAAGATGTGTATGCCCTTCGGGGCGGGTAAAGTCTGCTATGTAAGGCCAAGGGGTGGGGGCTGGTAGCAAATAAATGTGCGAGGTGGTGATGAGTGGCATTAACAGCAAAGCAAGAGCGATTTGTGCAAGAATATCTTGTGGATTTGAATGCTACACAGGCAGCCGCAAGAGCAGGGTATAAGAACGCCGAGAAAGGTAGGCAGTTGGTTACGAATAGTAACGTTTCAGCTGCTATCCAAAAAGCAAAGGCGGAAAGGCAGAAGAGGACGGAAGTAACGCAGGATTATGTGATTGAGAAACTTAAAGAAATCGCGGACAAACCTGCGTCTGATTGCACAGAAAGCGATCTGAAATATGCGAACAAGCTAAAGGCACTCGAAATGCTTGCAAAGCATACGGGCGTGTTCGACAAGCAAGACAACACGAGCGCCGATTCCGTTGTTAAGGTGATTATCGATGTCTGATATTCGTTTGTCCGAGAAAATCGGCCCAGCGTTTTATGACATTGCGCATGACATTTTCCATCATGGTCACACGTACTACGATTTTAGCGGCGGGCGCGGTTCGCTGAAATCCTCCACAGTCTCAATTATCGTTCCGCTTCTGCTGGTTGGCAATCCGGGAACGCATGCGCTTGTGTTGCGCAAGGTGGCAAATACAATCCGCGATAGCGTGTATGCACAGTATATCTGGGCAATCGGCGAGCTGGGCATGGCGGCGTATTGGGAAGCGAAAGTATCCCCGATGGAGCTGATCTATAAGCCGACAGGCCAGAAGATCATGTTTCGCGGCGCTGATGATCCGATGAAGATCAAGTCTATCAAGGTGCCGTTTGGCTACATTGCCGTGACGCACTTTGAAGAGAAAGACCAGTTTGCCGGTCGCGCGGAAATCCGAACCATTTTACAGTCCACCATGCGTGGCGGATCGGTGTTCTGGAACTTCGAGAGTTATAACCCGCCGATCTCGCGCGATAACTGGGCGAACAAGGACAGCTTAGAAGAACGCGCTGACCGGCTGTGCCACAAATCAACATATCTGCAAGCACCGCCTGAGTGGTTGGGAGAACAGTTTCTTGCAGAAGCGGAACACCTGAAAGAGACGGACGAGCGAGCATATCAGCACGAATATCTCGGTATCCCGGTAGGGACCGGTGGGAATGTGTTTGACAAGCTGGAACTGCGGGAGATTACCGATGAAGAAGTCAAGAGTTTCGACCGCATCTATCAGGGAGTGGACTTCGGCTGGTTCCCAGACCCGTTTGCTTTTATCCGGCTGCATTATGATCGGGCGCGAGAGACCATCTATCTGCTGGACGAGATTTACCAAAACAAATTATCCAACGAGCAAAGCGCGACCATGATTAAGCAGCGCGGATATAACAACATTAGGACAATCTGCGACAGCGCCGAGCCGAAGAGCGTTGCTGATCTCCGCGCAATGGGGCTACCTGCGTATGAAGCGGTCAAAGGCCCCGGTTCTGTGGAATATGGCATGAAGTTTTTGCAGCGGAGAACGATTGTTATTGATAGGCGACGCACACCGCACGCTTACGATGAATTTGTTGGATACGAATACGAACGAAACAAAGACGGTGACATTATCAGCGGATACCCAGACGCGAACAACCACCTGATTGACGCGACCCGGTATGCGTTGGAGCCTGTCAGCCGCAGAATGGGAGTTATTGCATGAGCAGTGCAGTTATCCAAAAGTTAAAAGAGCTTGGCTATACAACGATCTCTGAAGAGTTTTATGGGCAAGTTGATCTGTGGGAATCGTGGTACGTTGGTAAAGTGAAGGGCTTCCACCAGTACCGCAGATATAACGGCCACAAGTGGACTAAACACAATAGAGCAACGCTCAGCATGGGGAAAAAGGTCTGCGAGGACTGGGCGAACCTGCTCATGAACGAAAAAGTCAAAATCACGCTTGAGGGCAAAAAAGAACAGGATTTCATCGATCGCGTTTTGGCGGAGAACAATTTCATAGTCAAAGCTAATGAGATGCAGGAGATGAAATCCGCACTGGGGACGGTGGCATATATACCCCGCGTGACGGGGCAGGGCGTGACGGATTCCGGAGAGATCATCCCCGGTGACGCGTCCAGCATTGTGATTGATTATGCCACGATGCATGACATTTACCCACTTGCATGGCAGAACGGCTTTATTTATGATTGCGCTTTTACTTCCAGGGTTACGCGAGACGGAAAGAATTATGTGTATTTCCAGATCCACCGCAGAGCGAATGATGGGACGTATGTAATCGAAAACCGAATTTACCGATACCAGAACGAACAGTTGTCCGATGAAGATTTGAAGAATGTTTCCGGGTTTGAGCATATTCCCCCTGTGGTATACACCGGAAGCAATAAACGGCAGTTTGTAATTGACAAGCCGAACATTGCAAACAACTTCAATTATCTTTTGCCTGTTGGCATTTCCGTTTTTGCAAATTCCATTGATGTTCTTCGCGGCGTTGATACTGCGTACGACTGCTACGTCAATGAGTTTGAAAACGGCCCTATGATGATGATGGTCAAAATGCCAGCGACAAAGTATGAAGACGGTGAACCGACACTGGATGACAATGACAGGCGGTTTTACCTTCTCCCGGAAGATACACAGCAGGGTAGCGTTGTTGAGACCGTTGCACCGGAACTTCGGACGGCTGCGCTGAATGTCGGCCTGCAAGACCAACTCAATATGCTTTCCAGCAAATGCGGGTTCGGTGAAACCTATTACCGTTTTGACGGCGGCAGCGTAGCGACTGCCACGCAGGTCATCAGCGAGAACAGCACCATGTTCCGCACGATCAAGAAGCATGAAATTATCCTTGAGCAGGCATTGACTGAGCTGTGCCGTGTTCTTCTCCGGCTTGGGAATACTGCAATGAATGCAAGGCTTGACGAAAATGTAGAAATCTCCATCGACTTCGATGACAGCATAATTGAGGACAAGCAAACCGATTTTTCCCGCGATATGCAGCTTTTGCAGGCGGGCATCATGAACGACTGGGAGTTCCGCATGAAGTGGATGAATGAGGACGAGGCGACCGCAAAGGCTGCGTTGCCGAAGATGCAGGACATGACAACCGAAGGACAACAGGAGGTAGAGTAATGGGCGGCAGAGGCAAAGCTGGTGGCGGCATTGGAGCCGGAGAATTTGGGCGTGGGCGCGGTATGAGCCTTGCGCGGTTTTTGTCACAGCAGGATATTAACCGAGCAAACGCTGCGTCTGTCACTGATATGGGCGATATTATCAGGCGCACATTTGAGCGCAACGCTGCTGAGATCAATGGGCTTGAGCTGTCGGACGCTGAAAAGAAAGACGCCGTAAAGCAGATGGCAATTCTCGCAACAACGGCGCTCAAAACGGCGGCAGGAGCAGTCAATCCTTATGCAAGTGGGCCTGCACGCCTGACAACGGCGCAGAAAACAGGAAGCGCCGCAGACAGAGCTGCAAGAGCGCGCGGTGAAATGGATAGCTACATGCGGAAATTGCGTGACCAGTCCACTAAAAACCGCAAAGCAGCAGAAAACAAGGCGTTTTCCAATGCCTTTGTAACAGCGCAAAAGTCCGGCGCGTTGGAAGTTACGGTAAACGGCAAGAAATACCGCAGAAATAACAAGCGCAGCGGTACATGGCGCCCGGTATGATTAACTTTGAAAATCTCGACAAGTTTATATTCCCCGGCGTGGGCAAGTACGACATTCCGCAGATCGAGCCGGTCAAGGCGTATCCGCAGGGAGAGTTTATCCCCGTGAATTACCATTACACGGCGAAAAACCCGGCGAGTAAGATCGTGCATTTCTTTGTGGATGATTATCAATTCATCCGATACTGGAACACGCCTGACAAGTACATTCCAAAACTGACGCAGTTTGCGGCGGTGTGCGCGCCGGACTTCTCCACATACACGGATATGCCGCTGGCGATGCAGATATATAACCACTATCGCAAGCACTGGTTGGCGGCATATTGGCAGATGCACGGCATGACGGTTTATCCCTCTATCTCATGGAGCGACAAGAACAGTTACGATTGGTGCTTTGATGGCGAGCCAGTCGGCGGGATTGTTGCGGTTAGTTCGGTAGGCACACAGCAAAACAAGGAAAGCAAGCGTCTTTTTCTGCGCGGCTACGAGGAAATGATGAAGCGGCTATCGCCGGAATGGGTGATATTCTACGGCAGAGTGCCGGAAGAGTGCGACTGGAATGTTATTCGCATGAAGCCGCACTATGACGAGATCGTGAAGCGGAGGGTGCAAAATGAAATATCCGTTCACGCCGGAACAGCTTGACGCGTTCCCAGAAGAACTCGCCGAACTGTACCGTGCTCTTGAGGATACGTTACTCGACGAGATATGCAGCCGCTTGAAACTGGCAAATCAGCTTAACGAGGTCACAGTACAGGATATTCGGGCACTGCGGTCCCACGGCATCGACCTAAAGGAAATCAAGAAAGCAATCCGCGAGACTTCCAGCATCAGCAAAACGAAGCTGGACAAGCTGCTGGGCGATGTGGTCGCAAAGAACCAACAGTATTACACCGACCTGATCGACCTTGCGCATATCACCCAGCCGGAAACGCTGGTTGATGCTGTAGAAGTTTCGGCGATCAGGGCGCAGACACTCGATACATTCCGCAACCTAACTGCTTCCATGGGATTTCTGGTGGACGCTGGGCGCACGATGCTCCCGCCTGCCAAAGCGTACCAATGGGCGCTTGACAGCGCAGCGTTGCAGTTGCAAAGCGGTGCAATCAACTACAATCAGGCGATTAAAACAGCTGTGAAGGAACTTGCGGACAGCGGTCTAAAAGTGGTTAACTACGAAAGTGGTCATCGGGATCATGTCGACGCTGCCGTGAGAAGAGCTGTAATGACCGGTGTATCTCAAATCTGTGCTAAATACACGGAGCAATCCGCAGAGTATCTGGATACTCCATACTTTGAAGTATCGGCTCATATTGGCGCACGCGATAAGCCGGGGCCGTCACCGTGGTCATCGCATAAGGATTGGCAGGGCCGTGTTTACAGCGTCCGCACGGGGGATATTTATCCGAGCATCTATGAGGTGTGCGGCCTGGGTGCTGTTGACGGGTTAGAAGGAGCCAACTGCCGCCACAGGCGGTACCCATGGGTTGAGGGCGTGTCCGAGCGCACCTACACGGATGAACAGCTGGAACACATCGATGATGGCCACGGCTGCACGTTTGATGGCAAGGATTACACGGCATACGAGGCAACCCAGATGCAGCGCCGCATTGAGCGGACCGTTAGAAAGCTAAAGCGCGAAAAAGCCGCCTACAAGGCCGCAGGATTGCATGAAGATGAGACTGCGGTAAACATACGGCTACGGCGGTTAAACGCCAAATACAAGGCGTTCAGCGCGGAAGCTGGCCTGCCGGAGCAACCGGAGCGGATGCGCGTCTATTTCACGGATGACGCAACGTTAAAAATGGCAAATGCCATGAAAACGCATCGGGCGGAAGTGGCAGCGTCTAACGCTAAAGACGATAGCGACACTCTCAAGTTTTTCGGCGCAGACGCAAGAGATAACTTGAATTCTATTGTGAAAAGACGTACAATAAAGCTGGAAAATGGCTTTGCTTGCTTCCCGGACAGTGACCCGCTGAATGAAAACGTTAAAATGGTAAAACCTCTTAAAACGTATTTTGACGTCGCTATGCACGGAAGCCAGACGGCAGTCGGATTTGGCACAAAAAAACTCAATATGTCACCGCGCTTACTTGCCGCAGTCATTCGGCATAGTAAGGGGTGGAACGGCCAGAAAGTTCGTTTGCTATCTTGTAGCACAGGCGCACGCATGGAAAACGATTATTGCTTCGCAGAAGAGCTGGCAAATGCACTTGGCGTTGAAGTAAAAGCCCCGGACGATGTGCTTTATATTTCCGGTGCTGGCGTACTGAAAGTAGGAACGCATGGGGAAGGAAATATTTTGACGTTTACCCCAAATCAAAGAGGAAGGAGAAAGTGACATGGATTTCGGTTTTTTTAAAGGATTGCCATACAAGAATTCTATTGAGAATTTTGAAGACTATAAGAAATACAAAAACAGTATCCCCAAAGAAGCGATTTTAAGCCACATTTCCTCCCTCGATGCCGGGCTGACATCGCTGCCCAGTTTTGATATGTTTACTGGCGAAGAACTTCACGCAGGTATGTTTTGGGACGGTAAATTCACCTTTCCGTATGAGTTCCTGCATTACTACAAGAATTATGACATTGGCGTCCCCTATGAGTATGAAGCATATTTGAAAGAAATCGGGGTAGGCTAATGGATGATAAACTGATGCAGGCCATCGAGGCTATTATCCGGCGCGGCAATGACGCGGAGATCCGGCGCAAGGGTGACGGGTACATCGTGTTAGAGGTTAAGAAAACAATCAAATATTCAACTCCCGCGTAATTGGGCACGGGAAAGGGCAATAGGAGCCAACGACTGAGGTTTTCTCGGTGGTTGGCTCTTTTGTTGTAATACGCAGTGGGGAATGACGCTGTGGGATAAAGGAGAATAAAAAAATGGCAGACGAAATTAGGACTTTTGATGAAATACTGGCTGACCCCACCTACAAGGCGGAGTTTGACAGGCGAATCACAAAGGCACTTTCGACTGTTCAGAGCAAGCTGGACGCGGAAGTGGAAAAAAACAAGCAGTTTTTAGCAAACGGCAACGCGGAAACGGACGCACTCAAAAAGGAGATCGAGGGCTACAAGTCCAAGATTGCCGATTATGACTACGCAGACGTTATCCGTAAAACGCTTTCTGAGAAAGGCGTGAAGTTTAGCTCTAAAGCTGCCGAGAAGGCGTATTTGGCAGACCTGAAAGCAAAGCATCTTGAGATCAAAGACGGCGCGCTTGATGGGTTTGACAAATGGCACGAGGAACAAGTCAGCGCCGATCCGTCCGCGTTTCAGGATGGCGTAAAAATTGACTGGTCCGCTGCTGTTGGCGGCGGTGAAAAGAAAACTGACACCAATGCCGCGATGAACAACCTGATTCGCGGCGCACTCAAGTAACGAAAAGGAGAAAACAATATGGCAAGTATTGATCGTTCCGCACTTTCTGGCCTGATCCCGGAACCCGTAACCCGCGAGATCATGCAGGGCGCTATCGCTGAATCTGCCGTTCTGCGCATGGGCCGCAGACTGGCGAATATGTCCAGCAAGACGCAGACCATCAATGTGCTCGACGCGCTTCCCTCCGCGTATTTCGTCAACGGCGAGGCCACTGACGGCGGCGCCGGTGAGGCATTCAAGCAGACCACCAAGATGGCGTGGGACAAGAAGAAGCTGTACGCCGAGGAGATCGCTGTTATCGTCCCCATCCCCGAGGCTGCTCTCGATGATGCGGACTATGACATTTGGGGCGAGGTCAAGCCCCGCCTGACCGAGGCTTTCGGCAATGTCATTGACGGCGCTATGCTGTTTGGCAAGAATAAGCCCAGCACCTGGCGTGATGGCATTGTGCCCTCTGCTATTGCTGCGGGAAATGGTGTTCCTGTCAGCTCTGACATTTACGCCGACATCATGGACGAGGGTGGTCTGATCTCCAAGGTCGAGCTGGACGGCTTCAATCCCAACGGCGTGATGTCCGCTATTCAGATGCGCGGCAAGCTCCGTGGGCTGAAAGACACCACCGGTCAGCCTATTTTCAAGACCGATATGCAGGGCGCTACCCGCTACGGCCTCGACGGCATGGACATGTACTTCCCCATGAACGGCGCGTTCGACCCTGCGCAAGCACAGATGATCGTCGGCGATTGGAGCCAGCTCGTCTATGCCATCCGCCAGGATATGACTTTCAAGGTGTTCACCGAGGGCGTTATCCAGGACCCCGCCACGAAGGAAATCGTTTACAACCTCATGCAGAACGATATGGTCGCACTGCGCGCTGTCATGCGCCTTGGCTGGGAGATTGCAAACCCCATCAACGCTTACAACGCAGAAAAGGTGAACCCGTTCCCCTTCTCCGTTTACGGCAAGGGCGGTGCTATCTCCACCGTTGCTGTGTCCCCTGCTACCGCCACCGTAAAGAAGGGCGAGAGCAAGCTGTTTACCGCCAAGGTTGACGGTGAGGGCATCATCAACGGCGAGGTTGAATGGTCTCAGGATGGAACCAAGAGCAAAATCAGCGATGAGGGCGTCCTGACTGTCTCCGCTACCGAAACCAAGGGCAGTATTACCGTTACCGCCAAGTCCAAGCAGGACGGCACAAAGACCGGCACTGCCACTGTCACTGTTTCTGGCTAATTTGAAAGGAGCTGACCCAATTGACATACGCTGATTACACATACTACTCCGGTGTCTATATGGGCACTGTAAGCAGTGGGGATTTTCCGCGTCTGGCTGTCCGGGCCAGCTCCTTCCTCGATTATTTCACGCAAAACCGAGCCAAGGACAACGCGGATCTGGATGCGGTAAAGATGTGCTGCTGTGCGCTGGTTGACAAGTACGCGGTTATCGAAGCCGCGCAGGCGCTTGCAATGAAGAACCTTGCGAGCGCTGCCGCTAATGATACAGAAGTCAAAAGCGAAACGGTTGGCGGTTATTCCCGCACACTGGCGACCGGCGGCGAATCTGCCGTTTCTGCGCTGAACGCTACGGATGGGGCAAGAAAGCTGCTCGCAGAGACCTGCATGGAGTATCTTGCCCACACTGGCTTGCTGTACCGAGGAAGGGGGTGCGGATCATGTACGCTCCCCACACTGTAACGGTCTACAATCCGGTCAAAGAAACCGACAAGGAGACGTTTCAGGAAACGCAAAAGCTGTATGTGACCGTACTTCGTGGCGTGATGCTGCAAGCGTCTAAGGCGGTTAACGTGCGCGAGAGCGGCCTTGCCGGAGCGGATGCGGTTGACCTCTACATTCCGTTTGACGTGGAAGCCGTGGACGGCTTTACTGGCAAGGCAAAAACCTATGCCGGTCCGCAGCGGTTTTACGCAGCGGAGGACAAAACCGACCTGTGGACGCTTTCTGTCAAAGGCAACGGCGGGACAACGTTTTTCATCAAAGGCGAGTTTGTGACGGATAACGAAACCGTGGCGCTGGCTCAAGACAACTGCTACACCGTGACCAAGGTTGACGAAAAGGATTTCGGCAGCGTTGATATGCAGCACTGGCAGGTCGGAGGCGTGTGATATGGCGTTGAAATTTTCCGTTCAGACGGACGGCATGGACGCTGTAAAAGAGGCTGTTTCCAAGGGCTGTGATCGCGCAGAACACGTTCTGGCGGTGCAGGTCGCCAAAGATACCGCTCCGTTTGTGCCTATGCTCACAGGCTCTCTTAGGACGCGTACAAGGGTAACGGGAAACACGGTTGTTTATCCAGGGCCGTATGCCAGATATCTGTACTACGGCAAACTGTACGTTGACCCGCTGACCGGAAGCTCTTATGCACGGAAGGGCGTTACAAAGGTTCCGGCAGTGCCAGAAAAGGATTTGATTTTCCACAGACCGGGAACCCGCTCCCATTGGTTCGAGGCGTCCAAGGCTCAGAACATGAAAAAGTGGGTGCGTGTAGCAGAAAAGGCGGTGAAGCATGATCTCTAAAGAAAAACCTGTGATGCTGGCATCCAGCAGCGAAAAAGCAGATCTTGACCGCCTGATGCTGATTTGGGCAAACCGCTTTCCCGGTATCCCGGAGAATGTGGATCTGATCAAATACGAGTATTTCGCGGCGAAAACGGTAGGGATGGCGCTTTCCTCCGTTCAGGGGGCCGTTATCACCAAGAAGTATATCTGCGGTGGATATCAGGCGGAGTATTCGTTTGAAATCCACTACCAGATTGCACCACCCGGCAAGAGTGACGATACACGCTTGAAGGCGGTTGAAGTGCTGAACAAATTTGCGGACTGGGCGCAGATGCAGCGACCGGACATTGGAGAGGGCAGGCGCGCCCTCCGCGTTGAGACTTCTGCGTTTGCATCGTATCTCGGCGCGACAAGCGACCAATACGAGGACTACATGGTCCCGCTAAAACTGATTTACGAGGTGAATGTATAATGGCAGATTTAACTTTTGCGACGCCCGAAGGTCAGACCATTGACCGCGAGCTTTTGATCGCGTATCTGAATACCGGCTCTAAGGAAGCTCCCGCTTGGAGCGCCATCGGTAAGCGCGTAGAGGATTCCAGCGAAGAGATGGACTGGGGTCAGGAGAGCAAACAGGACATCCTGGGCAACACCTTCACCACCATGAAGAAGCCCGTTATTTCCCAGACCTTTGATCCCATCCCTCTGGATGCTGGTGACGCTGCTGCGGTGAAGATGTGGAACCTTGCCGTCAAGGATCATGACGCGCAGGCTCTTGCCAATCAGGACATGATGATTGGACACTTCTACGCTACGTCCGGCGAGGCGAAGTTTGCCGAGCGGTATGATTCCTGTGCTATTGCCGTGACGGGCATAGGCGGCGACGGCGGCGGTACGCTCAACATCACGAGTGAGATCACCTACGGCGGCAATCGTACCCTGGGCACCATTACCAAGGATACCAGTGGTGTGACCTTTACGGCAGGGGCTTAAAAACAAAGGGGCGGGCGCAAACCCGCCCCAATTTCGGAGGCTATTATGAAAGACCTGATTTTCGATACCGGTTTAGTTACCTACAACATCAACGGAAAATGCGAATTCTCCTTTAACCCCACCGACAGCGCTTTTGTGGAAAAGCTGTTTAACGCCTTTGACATCCTCGACAAGAAGCAGGATGCGTACAAGGCAGAGGTGGAAAAGACTGCCAACAAGCGGGAAGTTTTTGAAACCGCCCGGAAGATGGACGAGGAAATGCGCGAGATCATCAACGATGTGTTCGGCTTTGACATTTGCTCTGCCCTGTTTGGCGAGATGAACGTATATGCGCTGGCGGACGGCCTGCCTGTGTGGGCGAACCTGATGCTTGCCATCATGGATGAGGTTGACACCACCTTTGCCCGTGAGCAGAAAGCCACCAACCCCCGCGTGAGCAAGTATACGAAGAAGTACCACAAATGAGGTACGATCTGCCGACTGCCGTAGAGGTAAACGGCACTGAGTACCAGATACGCTCTGACTATCGCGATATCCTAACGATCATTGAGGCACTGTCTGACGCTGAGTTGTCGGAGGAAGAAAAGGCCGAGGCCATGCTTGACATTTTCTATCCAGACTTCGCGGAAATGCCGCAGAGCTACTACGAGGAAGCGATCAAGCAATGCGCAAAATTCATCAACTGCGGCGAAGAGCAGCGTGAAGAAAAGCGTGGGCCGAAGCTGATGGATTGGCAACAGGACTTTCCCCTGATCGTTGCCCCAGTCAACCGCGTTCTGGGACAAGAAGTCAGATCTGTTGAGTATCTGCACTGGTGGACGTGGGTATCCGCGTATCAGGAAATCGGGGATTGCACCTTTGCCCAGGTTGTGGGAATCCGCAACAAAAAGGCAAAGGGGAAGAAACTGGATAAAAGCGAACAGGAGTTTTACAAGCAGAACCGGCACCTGGTTGACTTCAAGCGGCAGTATACGGAACAGGACGAGGACGTTATCAGCAAATGGATATGAAAACCGCCCTCCGGAAAGGGCGGCTGATTGGTGGCTTATTTTTCTACCAATTCTGCATCAATGCTGACTGTTTTGGGGTCAAAAGTCAATTTATATGTTTTTGACTCGCAAACATTCAGCTTAAATTTTTGGCTTGAAACGCATCCGCGAGCAATCGAAATTGTGTGGAAGCCAAAATCGAGACGTAGAGAAACGGGCGCGTCCAAATTATACCCGGTTTTTTCTCCATCAATAATTAAAATTGATTTCCCCTCCATAACTGAACGAGGGCGTTCACATTCCACATAAAAGTTTGGCGAGTTTGAACTATTGGCATTTACCAAATTAGACATTTTCTCCACTAAGGATTCCGATCTCTTTTGGAATAATTCATCTTGGATTATACCAGAATCGTGCAAATCTTTTAGTTTTTGCAATTCGTCCAAAATTGACCCGCTTGTTTGAGTATCATCACTTTTGTTCTGGCTTGTTTGGTTTGAAATTGCAATTAACTTATCAAACAATTCTTTTTCCTTTTTCTTGTTTCCTGTGGGGGGAGTCGGCGTACATTCAATTACAGCGGTAGTCCCGTCTGCATATTCGACAAAAAAACTATAAAGAGAAAAGTTTGAGGTATGAAACAACAAAGTTTCTTCCGCTTGTCTAACGCCAAGGAGCTTTGCGGATTTAATTTTGCTTGGTTTTTTGCTAAAAAGGCTCATTATATCACTCCTTAACAATTGTTTCATTCAATATAACATATAAAATTGCACATTTCAAGCAATAGAAAGAGGGTGATTGCATGGCGGATGGTTCCGTTATTATCAAGGCGGATGTTGATGACAAACAAGCGCAGGCTGAATTAAACCGGCTTACTAAAAAAATAGATTCGCTCAATGAAAAAATCAGCGATAAAAAGCAAGAGCAGATGCCACTGGTTGAGCAATCAAAACAATTAGCGGCTGTTCTCGATGACGCAAAGGCGAAACTGGACTATATGAAAAGCGGCGATGCGTTTTTTACATCCAGCTCTATAAAGGAGCAGGAGCAGACAGTAGCATCATTGCAAAAAGAATGGGACGGTGTGCAAAAAAAGGTTGAGGCAATGGATACGTCCATCGCCAAAGATACCCGAAGCCTTGAACGAATGAGCACCCGGGCGGGAGAACTTTCTGCACAGCTCGCGGGAGCCAAAAGACACACTCAGGGGATGTCACCCGCAGCCCAAGAAGCGGCAAAGCAGATGGAAAAATTCACCAACCGCATCAAGGGCCTTGCTCGACGCGTTTTTGTTTTTACGCTCATCACAAAGGCACTTCGCGCATTGAAAGATTATATGTGGAGTGCCATTCAAACAAACGAAAAGGCCATGAAGGCGGTTTCAAAGTTAAAAGGTGCTTTGCTGGTTTTAGCACAGCCCATTTTGAATGTGCTTATCCCTGCGTTTACTGTTTTTGTAAATGTGCTGACACGTATAGTCAATACAATTTCCGACCTTGTTTCAAAAATATTTGGGACAACGGCAGAAGCATCTGCGGAAGCTGCTGAGAATCTATACGAAGAAAGCAGTGCAATGGATAAAACCGGGAAAGCTGCAAAGAAAACAAGTAAATCTTTAGCATCTTTTGACGAAATCAATAAGCTTTCCGGCAGCAATGACAAGGCCAAAAATGGGCCGGATTTTACAACGGGAATAAACGATCAACTTAGCGCAATCATGGAACTATTTACCGGTGCGCTTTTGCTTGCCATCGGCGCAATTTTAACGTTTTCCGGCGCTAATATTCCGGTTGGCATTACCCTGATGGCTTTAGGCGCTGCGGCGATCTGGGGTGCTGTAAAGACAGACTGGGGGGCAATCGCAAAACTGCTGCAAGGCCCAATCGGGGTTGTTACTGCGATCCTGTCGGTTGCGTTGCTTGCCATCGGTGCAATTATTTTGTTCTCCGGAGCAAACATACCATTGGGCTTGGGGTTGATGGTTGCTGGAGCAATCGGTCTTGCGTCTGTTGTTGCAGCTAATTGGGATACTGTTAAAAAGATGCTGCAAGGCCCAATCGGAGCCGTTGTTGCTCTTTTGAGTTTTGCGCTACTCGTAATCGGTGCAGTGATTCTGTTTTCTGGCGCAAACATCCCGCTTGGCCTTGCGCTAATGGCTGTTGGTGCTGCTGGGATGGCAACGGTCATTGCGGCAAATTGGGATACAATTAAAGAAGCACTGCAAGGCCCAATCGGAGCCGTTGTTGGCCTGCTTTCTGGCGCGTTGTTGGTTTTGGGTGCAATCTTGGCGTTTAGCGGTGCAAGTGTTCCGCTCGGTTTAGGGCTAATGGTTGCTGGCGCAATTGGGCTTGCGACTACGGTTGCGGCGAATTGGGATACAATTAAAACCTTGCTGCAAGGCGCTATTGGCGGCGTTGTTGCCGTGGTTAGCAGCGCACTATTGGTTATCGGCGCAGTCTTAGTATTCAGCGGAGTCGCACTTCCTCTCGGGATTGGATTACTTATTGCCGGAGCTGCCGGTCTTGCGGCAACGGTGATTGCAAACTGGGATACAATAACAAATCTGCTGGGTGGCCCCATCGGAGCAATCACGGCTATGATAAGCGGCGCTTTGCTTGTCTTGGGCGTAATCCTTGTGTTTACCGGAGTTGGTATCCCTCTTGGTTTGGGAATGATCGTAACCGGAGCGGCTGGACTTGGCTCTGTGGTGGCACTCAACTGGGACTATCTGAAAGAAAAATTAAGCGAAACGTGGGAAAGTATCAAATCTTGGTGGCAATCAAGCGTTGCAAAGTATTTCACCGTTGAATATTGGCAAGACCTTGGCAAAAACATTATTGATGGGTTGCTCAATGGTTTGAAGTCAGCGTTTGAAAGCGTGAAATCTTGGGCTTCTAATGCAATGGGGAGCATCAAAAATGCATTTACAGGCGGCGGTAACGTCCGCACACCTGCCATCAATTCCGCATCCGTTCCCCGTTTGGCGACCGGCGCAGTGATTCCCCCGAACCGTGAGTTTTTGGCGGTGCTGGGTGACCAGAAGCTGGGGAACAACATTGAAGCCCCTGAATCTGCTATCGAGGCAGCGGTGGCCCGTGGCATGGCTCAGTATGGTGGAGGCAATCAGACGGCAATCCTTAAAATCGGCGAACAGGAATTGGGCCGCATTATCTTCAAGCTGAACAAAGACCAGACGCAGCGCGTTGGCATTAAAGTGACCTAAAGGCGGTGTATATGAATTACATCAAAATTAACGGGACATCGTTTGATGTGAATGTAGCGATCTCTAAGTACAATGAAAATTTCAGCGTTCTCGATGGAGAGAACGCTGGGAGATCAAAGGACACAGGCCGGATGATCCGGGATGTTCTGGGAACGTACATTGGGCATAAGGTGACTGTTTTCCGCAGAGGGGACGATTACAGAAGCTACGATGCGTTCTGGAACTATCTCAAAGCCCATTCCGTTGACGATTCTGTTTTGCTTGAAGCTGCGGACGGAAACACAACTATTTCCTATCGCGCATATTACACCAGCGCATCGCACGATATTGAAAAGGTTGAAAACGGAGTCAATTATTGGGGAGAAATTGAAATCCATTTCATCCCAATCGCACCGCAAATCACGCGGTAAGGAGGGCGTATGGATTATATCATGATCGGCCCCTACCAGTTTGATCGGGATGCATCTAAGGACGATATGCGGTTAGACTACTGCTCATCTTTTCAAGAAGTTGCATTGGATGAAAGCAGCCTTTCGTTCGATACGGTCAGCGTAGAAGTTTGCACCACAACAATAGGCGCACAGCTTTCTGCACTCCCCAATAATACCCCCATCATTGTTTACAGAGGCGGCGAAATCAAAGCAAGATTTGTAAGCAGCGGCGTTTCCCGTATCGGGCCTGTCACTTATCAACTTACAGGGCGGTCTCCTATGGGCGCGCTTACCGGCATGGTGCATACTGGCGGCATTTACACAGGCCAGACCGTGGAAGAGGTTGTAAAAGAAATCTGCGGCAACATCCCTTCGCTGATAAAAAGTGTATATGCCGGAGTTAAACTTTATGGCTGGCTTCCTTATGCGGATGGGAAAGAACGCTCTGCACGAGACAACCTCGCACAAGTTCTTTTCGCCATTGGGGCCTATCTTCGTACGGACCTAAACGGCGTTTTGAGAATTGAGCCATTGTGGGACGGTACGGCATCACTAATTGAAGTTGACCGCTCTTACACCGGGGGAACTGTGAAATATGATTCTCCCATCTCCGCCGTGACGGTGACAGAGCACCAGTATGTGGCGGGGACGGAAACGAAGGAGTTGTTTTCCGGCACGGCGCAGAATGGCGATATCATCACAATCTCTGAGCCGATGCACTCCCTCTCCGCAACCGGCTTTACCATTCTGGAAAGCGGCGCGAACTACGCAAAGATTTCCGCAGGAACTGGCGCACTGACCGGAAAGGCGTATATCCACAACACCCGCTTAATCACTCAGCCCGTGACGGCAGGCGCGGCGGAAAACGTGAAGTCGGTTACGGATGCCACACTGGTATCTCTGGTAAACTCCTACGCCGTGGCGAAGCGTCTTGCAGACTATTACCGATGCCGCGAAACTATCACCAATGACATTGTAAGCGGACATGAGAAACCGGGCCATGTTGTGAGCGTATATCATCCGTATGACAAGAAAATGGTTTCTGCGTGTATCCAGTCTTTGGACACCACCATGAGCGCGACGCTAAAAAGCAGCATGGAGGCGCTGGTTGGATTCACCCCGGCACAGCCGGAATCTGCGGAGTATTTTGACGAGCGGGTTCTGCTGACCGGATCGGGCACGTGGACGCCGCCGGAAGGCGCCGAAGCACTGACGGTGGTCCTGATCGGAGACGGGCAGGACGGCACTGCCGGGCAGAATGGTGAAGGCGTGGCACTCACGGGCCAGACGATCCCAAACACCTGTTCCGGCTCCTTTCCCAGTGCGCCCGCCGGAAAAGGCGGCAAGGCAGGTGCTCCCGGCTCCGGCGGCAAGATTTTTCAAATCACCATAGACATCACCCCCGGCATGAGCTTTTCCTATGCCACCAGCCAAAACGGCGAGGCCGTATTCGGAAGCCATTCCAGCGCGGAAGGCTCTGCGTCTGCCAGTGGTTACTATGATGACGTCACCGGGAAAACCTATGCCCGGCAGGGCGCGGTTGGCTACGACGGCGGTGACGGCGGCGCTCCCGGCGCATCCGGCGGGTCTGTGGCCGGCTACAAAGGCGGCTACGGATACAAACCGGCGGAATACACCATGCGGATGACCGAGGACAACATCCGCTATACGCAGACCTTCAAGCACCAGGGCATCGGCGGACCCGGCGCGGCGATGGGGACAGAAGTCACATGGGGGCCGTCTGTTTTCTCTGTCGGCCTGCCGACATTTATTCCCAATATCGAAATCAAAGGCAGTGCCCCCGGCGCATCGGCAGTTCCCGGCGCTGACGGCGAAAACTACGGCGATGGCGGCGGAGCCGGGCACGGTGGCGGCGGTGCAGGCGGAATTGGCAGTTGTAGCATCTCAATGTCTCCCACGCCCCCGTCCACGCAGCACCAGTCTATCAACTTTTCCGGCGACCTCCAGCGCGGCGGCTCCGGCAGCAAAGGCGGCAAAGGACAGCCCGGCTGCATCATCCTGTTTTACGGGAAGAAGAAAACCATCAAGTCTGGCCCATTGGTACAAAAGGGCGGCGGGTTGTTTTTCGACCGCCTAAACAAACTTTTCATCGTGTGAGGTGTGAAAAATGACGATTGAACAGAGAGTCGCAGTCTTGGAGGAAATTTTCTCCAAGCTGAACGACTATTACACATCCGCCTACTCCGGCGAGGAAATCGACGCGCGGCTGGCGTCCGCCGGTGTGCCTATCGGCATCACCAAGGAGTACAAGAGCGTGGCCGAAATGAACCAGGACTTCACCGGTACGGACGTCCAGCGCGGCCAGTTCGTCCTGATCCTGCCGGACAGCACGGCCTCCGCGGACTATGGCAAGGTGTACCTCAAGGGCACGGCCAACTGGGTGCCTGCCTTTACGCTGACCACGCTCACGTCCATCAAAGGTCCCATTGGCCCTCCCGGCAAAAAGGGCGACAAGGGCGATCCCGGCGAGGCCGGTTCCAGCTTCGTCATTCTGGGCTACTTCGACACGCTGGACGCCCTCAAGGCAGCCGTCCTAAATCCCAAGGCCGGTGACGTGTACGGCGTGGGCACTGCGCCTCCGTACAACATCTACATCTGGGATTCCGTCCACGGCAAGTGGGTGGGCAACGGCAACCTGCAAGGCCCGCAGGGCGAGCAGGGCATCCAAGGCCCCGAAGGGAAACAGGGGCCGGAGGGCAAGCAAGGCCCGGAAGGCCCCGTGGGCGGTTCCAGCAACTTCGTCCGCTACGATGCGCCCCAGAACCTCACAGACGAGCAGAAGGCGCAGGCGCGGAAAAATATCAACTCCGCCCCCGGCGGGTTTGGGTGGGGTGAAGCGATGAAAGATGTGCTCGCATCCGAGGTCGAAGACACCTATAAAACATACTGTGGCAAGCTTGATATGCTGCTTGCCGATATGCCAGACGGAACATCGCAACTTATTTATACACGTGGCCCAGTTTCAACGGGCCAATATTCTGGGGCCGGGAATATCGTTGCCGTTCTATCAAAAATATTGGGGACGAGCGCATCACTGATCGGCCTTTCGCCTGATCCGAGAGGCACTACCAACGGATTGTGGCGAATGCTGAAGGATAACGGGAATTGGCAGCCCGTCGAATGGATCAATCCTCCCATGCAACTGGGCGTAGAATACCGCACCACGGAGCGGTATCTCGGAAAGCCGGTGTATGTGAAAACCATAAACATGGGGAATCTTCCGGGCAATGCCGTAAAAATGGCCAGTTTCCAATCAAATAACGTTGTCGATAAAATCGTGTCCGTAACCGGGCAATGCACTACCGACTCAGGAGTGAACGTGTCCATGCCTTACCACACAGGGTCTGGTCCGAACTGGAACACTGTAATTTTAATTGGCGCAGATGGGTCCGGAGCAGCTCAAATTGTCACATTTGCCCCAGATTTCTCCGAATACAAGAATGCATGTATTACGGTGAAATACACCAAGCTGGCAGATTAAAGGGGCGGCTCTATGGAAAACACCTGCATCTGTTGCGGGGCAGTCATCCCCGAAGGCCGTCAAGTGTGCCCAATTTGTGAGCGACAATGGCCTGAATTTTAATCTGCACGAAACCAAGTCGGACTTTTGACTTGCACGAAAGCAAGTCGGAATTACCCTAAAAACTGCAACTTTTTAAGGGGTGTGAAATGGAAATTTTACAAATTGTATTAACTGCCGCCACCGGCTCCGGCGTGACCGCCATCATCCTCGCGATCCTCCAGCGGAAATGGGCCAAGGATGACAAGCGGGACGCCATCGTGGACGCGCTGAAAGTGCTGCTGATCGACCGGGTGCGCTATCTGGGCCAGCATTACATTGCAGACGGCAGCGTCAGCCTGTCAGACAGGGAAACGCTGGACGAGATGCATCAGGCGTATAAATCCCTTGGCGGCAACGGACACCTGAAAATCATCATGGCCGAGGTCGGCGAGCTGCCGATCCGGAAAGAGTGAAAGGAGAACGCTATGGAAAACATCAAGAAACGGCTGGGCAATCTGCTTGCGGTGAAGTCTCTGGTGACCATCACCCTGACTGTGATCTTCGCGGTGCTGGCCCTGCGGGGTGACATTTCCGGAACGGAATTTTTGACGATCTTTACCACCGTGATCGCGTTCTATTTCGGGACGCAGCGAGTGGCAGAAGATAAAAACGGTTGAATAATCAACCGAACAGTTAAAACCGGTTGAAAAATCAACCGTAAATTTGAAAGGGGACATATTATGAACAAGATCTACGAAAACATCATCACCGAGGGCAAGCAGAACGGCAAGCCCATCGAGGCCATCAACACCGAGCTGAAGGATGCCGGAGCAAACTTCCACCTGAATCCCGACGGCGGCGTGGCCGGGTGGACGGAGCAGGAGATGAGAGAGGGATTCATCCCGGCTGCGGATGACGGGAAGGACGGCATCTACAAGATCGCCAGCGATGGCAAGCCTGTCCGCTACTCCAACATGGCGCCCGGCGGTGGGGTCTACGGCACTGCCATCCCCGTGATGGATCGGGACAAGAGCCGCGCCGATACTGTCATCACCGTGGGTCGCTGGGAGCTGTCTTATGATAGTCTGGGTTGCTGCTACAGCCGCAAGTATCTGAGAAAATGACCAGAGCGGGGACAGTTCCGCTTCAGGACCTCCAATGGGTGCGGATTTATTTTAACAGAAAACGTCTCCGCTCCACCAAGGCCAACCTCAAGAAGATGCTGGCGGAGACAGGCGGAGACGCGATCTGTAACGGCTCCATTTTCCTACGGAACCAGCAGCCCGCCTGCCACCTGAAGGCAGACGGAAAGGTTTACAAGGCCCCGGACTATCGGGCATGGGCCATCAGCTGGAACACCCCGGAGGATTTCGGCGTAAAAACAGTACCCAACGGGGACGCGAACTACATGGAGTGTGTCCACCTAATCGTCGGCGGGAAGAAGATCAGCCCCGTCACCTGCGGAGCGGATATGCGCTACCGTGCGCCCCGAACGGCCATCGGCACCAAGGACGGGCGGTTTGCCTACTATGTGAGCAAGGACCGGCGGTCGCCGGAACAGCTCCGTGATTTGCTGGTATCCTCCGGCTGGGACAACGCCATTATGATGGACGGCGGCGGAAGCACCTGCTTCATGGACAAGGACGGCAATGGTTTTACCGGGGACGGGCGGGTGATCCCGTTTTTCCTCGTCTGGAAACTGAAAAGCGGGGACGCATTTGAACCGGAAGGAGAAAAACCCATGGTAGAGATCAACGCTTATTCCAAGGCGAAGGACGGCGGCAAGAAACTGTCCACAAACTTTGCAGTGAAAGAATTTGCCTGCAAGGACGGCTCCGATGCCGTGCTGGTAGCGCCCCGGCTGGTGATGGTTTTGCAGAGCCTCCGCAGTCACTTTTGCGCGGCTGTGACCATCAACAGTGGGTATCGGACGCCCCAGTACAACGCCAGAGTGGGCGGCGTGACGGACAGCCAGCACTGCTACGGCACGGCGGCTGACATTGTGGTGCGGGGCAAGACCCCGGCGCAGGTGGCGGCTTATGCACGGCAGCTGATGCCCGATTGGGGCGGCGTGGGGGTTTATGACAGCTTTTGTCATATCGACGTGAGAGAGGCCAAGGCTGACTGGAAAGGATAAAACCGAAAGGAGGGCCAGAAGATGGCAACAACATCCACGCGGTTAATCCGCGCTCTGCAAGTCTGGGAAACCTATGGAAAAAGAACACCGGGAGATCCGGGCGCTGTTGTCATCCATGGCCCCGGCCCGGGCGGCGCAGGCCGTCCGGTTGGTAGGCCTGCCGCCTGACGAGGAAACGGCGGTGCTGGCGGTGGACGTCCACGGCCAAAGCTGCCTACAGGCGGCGGCGCTGCTCCACGTCAGCGTGGATGGCCTCGCCAAGATCCGGCGAAGGGCCTACGCCAAGATCGCGGATGATATGCAGGGGTAAAAAAGAAAGCCGTGTCCGATTCGGACACGGCTTTTCTTTGGGCAGTTTGAGGGCAGAATACAGGCAGTTTCCGGGCAGTTTGGCTGTCCGGATTTTTTGTATCATAGAAGTGTAAAGGAGGCGCACACAATGTACGAGCGGCTTTTGGCCTGCGGGTATCCGGTGGAGTTGGCGCGAGATATTGTTGCGCAGACCGATCCAGCGGAGCTGGAACGATACGTGCGCATGATCGAACTGCTCTACGATGACCGGAGGGAGTATGTATAGCTATTTCAACCCTAACCCAGCAGGGCGCAATGTATCGGATTGCACGGTGCGCGCGATCTGCAAGGCAACCGGCAAGGATTGGGGCGAGGTTTATTTAGGCCTTTGTATACAGGGATATTTAGACGGTGACTTGCCCAACGCAAACGCCTGCTGGGGCTCATATCTGCGTTCGCTTGGATATCGGCGGTATATTGTGCCAGATACGTGTCCAGACTGCTACACAGTTGGCAGGTTTGCAGACGAGCATCCACATGGGTCCTATATTCTGGCCTTGTCCGGCCATGTGGTCTGTGTAGAGGATGGATGCATCTTCGACAGTTGGAACAGCGAAAACGAAATTGTTTTGTATTACTGGGTCAAGGAGGATGACTAAAATGGCTTACACACCTTACGGATGGCAAAACCCTTATTACGCACAGCCCATGCCGGATAATCTGGCACAACTCCGTCAACAGCAGATGCCTCCAATGATGGCACCACAGCCCCCTCAGAATCCGGTGGCGCAGAGCGGTGTGCAGTGGGTCAGCGGCGAACAGGAGGCCCGGAACTGGATGATTGCGCCCAATGCCGCCGTGGCTTTGTGGGACAGCTCCGCGCCTACGGTGTACCTCAAGAAGGCGGATGCCAGCGGTAAACCGTCCCTCACGATTTATGACCTCGTAGAACGCACAGAAACGCCCCGTACAGCCACGCAGGAAAAGGGCGTGGAGTTTGTCACCAGAAAAGAATTCGACGCACTAGCGGCGCTTGTGGGCGAATTGAAGGGCAAGAAGAAGCGCAAGGTAGAGGAGGAAGAGGACGATGAATAACAATCCGTTTTTCAATGCGTTAGGTGGCGGACAGATGCCGGGGTCGATGAGCGGCTTTCCTCAGCTTTTACAGCAGTTCAAGCAGTTCAAGGCAAGTTTTAAAGGCGACCCAAAAGCGGAAGTGGAGAAGATGCTGCAAAGCGGCAAAATCTCACAAGATCAGTTAAACAAGATACAGTCAATGGCAAACCAATTTCAGGGGCTTTTCAAGTAATCAAAATCGTGGCCACGGTTTGATATAAATATTTTTTCAAAAGGAGTGATACTATGTCTCTTTCCTCTGACGGCACCATGCTGACTATGCCTGTGGCTCCTGCCAACACCGGAAACGGTAACGGCTTCGGCTGGGGCGGCGATGGCGCATGGTGGATCGTGCTGTTCCTCATTTTCGCTGCGTTCGGTGGCTGGGGTAACGGCTTTGGTTTCGGTGGCGGCGGCAACGGCGTGATGGACGGTTATGTCCTGACCTCTGATTTTGCCAATGTCGAGCGCAAGATCGACAGTGTAAATCAGGGTCTTTGCGACGGATTTTACCAGCAGGCGCAGCTTATCAACGGCACCAACATGGCGATGGCAAACGGCTTTGGGCAGGCTGAGCTTTCCCGCAGTAACCAGCAGGCGGCTCTCATGCAGCAGTTGACTGCCATGCAGATGCAGGCCGCTGAGTGCTGCTGCAACACCCAGCGCAGCATCGAGGGCGTGCGCTATGATATGGCGGCGCAGGCTTGCGATACCCGGAACACGGTGCAGAACGCCACCCGGGACATTATCGACAATGCCAACAGCAACAGCCGCGCGATCCTCGATTTCCTGACCCAGAGCAAGCTGCAGGATCTCCAGAGCGAGAACCAGAGCTTGAAGCTGGCCGCATCTCAGGCGGCGCAGAACAGCTATCTGGTGTCCCAGCTCCGGCCTTCTCCCATTCCGGCCTACACGGTGCAGAACCCCTATTGCTGCAACCAGTTTGCCGGATGCGGCTGCTGACAACTGCATAGCGTAGCTTTTTGTTGGCAATGTTTTGTTGACGCCAACAAAATGTTCGGCCCCGTGCCGATACTGATGACAAAGCGGCGGGGCAGTAGCCCTGCCGCTGATTTTATGAAAGGAGATTTCTATGCCTGAATACACTGCCATTGCCGCACAGACCGTAGCGGCAAACCAGAACGTGCTTTTTACGGAAGCACCGATTCCCTGCACTAAGGGCCTTGTGACGCACCGCACTGGCTCTGGCCTGTTTAACCTCCGTGGTAACTGCTCCCAGTGCCGTGTCCGCTACAAGGTGGACTTTATTGGCAACATCGCCGTAAGCACCGGCGGGACACCCGGTCCCATCTCCGTTGCCATTGCGGTTGACGGTGAGCCGCTCCCGTCCTCCGTTGCGACGGTGACGCCCACGGTTGCGGGGGCATTTTTTAACGTGGCTGCATCCGAGTACGTTGACGTTACAAAGGGTTGCTGCGCGTCGCTGTCCATCCGCAACGTTAGTGGCGAGGCCATTGACGTGAGCAACGCGAACCTTATCATTACCAGAGTTTGCTGAGAAAGGAGAACACAATGGGAATGAAATCTATGTATGAACTGCGGGATATGCTCTGCAAGGAGCTGGAAGAAATCACCCGCAAGGGCGAGCTGGGCGCCGGGGATCTGGACATTGCCCACAAGCTGACGGACACCATCAAAAATATCGACAAAATCGAGGCAATGGACGAGCGCGGCTATTCCGGGCGCTATCTGGATGATGACCTGCGTGGCTATGGCCGTGGCAGCTCCTATGCCCGGAGACATTATGTTCGCGGCCATTACAGCCGTACGGATGCGACCGATCATCTTCGTAGCCAGATCAACGATATGATGCGGGAGACCGACGATGACCGCATCAAGGACGCCCTGCGCCGTGCAATGGACATGATGGAGGATTAAGGGGGTAGGCCCCAATGATTGACGATCGAGAAGTGGCGCTATGGATCAAGCGGTTAGAAACAGAGGAGTCCAGCTGGGCAAACTATGAAAAGCTGGCGGCGCTGTATACCATCCAAAACCAGAACCGAGAGCCAGTGAGGGAAAGCCGTATGATCGATGCGTATTCTGCGGCTCCCGCGCCTGACAGCGAATTTCTCCGGGCGGTATCTAACGTTGACCCAGCCCGTGCGTGGGAGGTCATGGACGAGCTGATGGACAGCTTGAAAGTGGTCAACGAGCGGGTTTACAATAGCGTCATGCGGAAATTGGAAAGCTAAATTTAACCCCTCGGCAAATGCTGGGGGGTTAGTTATATTTTAATGTTAGTGTT